CATTCTTCAAAATACTACTTCGTATTCTTTCACTGGTGTTATCTCAGAGGTGCTGGTGTTTGATCGCAAACTATCGGAAAGCGAACGCCAAGAGGTGTACGGCTACCTGTCTCGCAAGTACAGTATGGACACCAAACTACCCGACACATATAAATCCTCGCATCCAAGTGCATACGCGCTAGGGTTGACCTATTGGAATATCGAACATCATCCAAACACCAAGGGCATACCAGGATTATGGCAGAATCTTTCGTTTTCAGACATCAAACTAGAAGATTTCTTCTTGTTTCCTGACAGAATTTATAAGTCAGGAATAGATGATACATACAGTAATGTTGGTCTATAAGAGGAAAATAAATGGCTAGTTATCTAAAAGCATCCATTCAACGCTCATACGCCGAAAGTTTTTTGGCTGATTTAGAGAGCAACGAAAATCAGTACTTCTTTTTTATTGGAAAAGGAACTACCTGGAGTGCTGAACCCACACCAGACACCTACATTGATAGTTTTGGATCAGACTATCAGGCAATGAATGACATCATTGGATACAAGAAACTCAATCCTCAGAATATTGTTTTTGCTTTACCCCGAAACGATTGGGGACTTGGTACTGTGTATGATCAATACGATGATGCTTCTCCGTTATTTGATGATACCGATCCAAAGATTTTCTATGTGGTTACAGACGAGAATAATATTTACAAGTGCTTGGGCAACAGCGGTGGAGTCGCCTCCACTATTAAGCCAACAGGAGTGAATACTACTCCTATTGGTTCCGTTGATGGATATGTGTGGAAGTATATTTCTACGATTAAAGAAAGTGATCTTCCCTATGAGTTAACGGATTATATTCCTGTTGATTACACATCTATAAGCACTGATACAGAGACGCAGAATCAATATAACACTCAGATTAGTTCTATTAATTCATCTATTACTAGAATGAGTGTTGTAAACTCATCGGGTGCATCTGCTGGTGTTTATAGTAATACAATCGTTAAATCCATGTATCCAAACTCATCATACGCATTGAAGGTCACAGCATTTGATGCTACAACAAAACAGGTAACTATTAGTGATGAGGACTCTAGAGGTAGATTGCAGTCTAACACATCTGTGTCTGATTACATTGGTTATGTGATGCGAGTTAATTCTAGTACCGTAAACCCAAATGAAATAAATAACTACGGAATTATTACAAATGCAGTTTTTACTGGCAATTCGTATGTTTTTACTATTCAAAATGATGTTATAGATTTTGTAGTAAGTCCTAGTACTGGTTCGTTTTTGGTATCGGTAGAAATTATTCCGTACATAAAGATTGTTGGAAGTGGAACAGGGGCATATGCGTTCCCCATAATGACCACATCTAAAAGAATTTCTGCTGTTAATGTTGTTGATGGTGGACGCAATTACTCGTCTGCTGTTGTTTCTGTAACTAGTCCAAAAACCACAATCACAAATCATCCCACAATAACTGCGGTGTTGTCGCCCAAAGGTGGACACGGCAGTAATATTCTAAAAGAATTGAATGTGCGTGATTTGTTGATTGTTGTAAAAATAACTGAAGCGGATGCTTCTTCCATTATTGGTGGAGGATCATATCGTCAGTTTGGAATAATTAAAAATCCATTGCTTGCAGACGGGAGTAATGTTGTTGCTGGATTAGAATCTCCGTACTACAAAGACATTAGTCTTATAGCAGACGAGGCAGCAGACCCATCTATTTTCAGTGGTGGTACCATGAATCTTATAATTGGAACCGAAACATATTCTACTGCCAAGGTTGTTGTAGTAAAATCGAACAACACTTCCACTCGTGTAATTACTTTAAAAACTATAAACGCTAGTAATAAATTTACAACCAAATTAGATAGATTGAATGATTACAATATTACGCTAACTACAGATCCTTTGGTTGATTATCAGATCGGGGAAATTGTTGAGCAGGTTATTCCTGTTGGTTCTGTTGGTCAATTGGGGTTCTCTACTACTGCTAGAGGGCAAGTTTTGACACAATCGGGAGTCAACTTAACGGTCAGACTAACGAGCAACACCAATTTTATTAGTAACATCGTGTCATCTTTTGTTACTGGATTGAATTCTGGTGTTACAGCAAGCGTTTCCGCTATTTCTCCAAGATATGGAGAATATGTGTTTGTGACTACTAGTGATACCGTTGGAAACGGTTTGTTTAATTCTCAAAATCAATACAAAATTTTAGAAACAGGAAATTCGTATTTTGACCTAGATAGCACTCCTGTTTATCGAGGTCTTCATGTCCTAGAACTTTCGACAAGTGTGAACTCTGCAATGGGAGGAATCGACAACACATCGGCTCCACTCACGCAGAATTCGTTTTCTAGCGGAGATACGGTACATCAAGGTGTTACTGCAACATATGATCACTACGCTACTGGTGTTGTTTATCACTGGGAATTTGTGAATAATTCTTACGGAAAACTGTACCTCACCAATGTGGTGGGTTCGTTTAAGAGCGTTGCTGTTGATGGAGCATCAGGGTCAACCTTGGGCGCATACATCGTGAGTGATGTGTCTCTGCCAGAGATCGACCGAACTTCAGGCGAAATCTTATACATAGACAATGTAAGACCCATACAAAGAACTACGGGTCAACAGGAAGAATTTAGACTCAGACTGGGCTTCTAAGAGGAACACATGGCATACGATCCTAGCATCTTCAATATCAATCCGTATTACGATGATTTCAATGCCGACAACGGATTTTTACGGGTTCTTTTTAAACCTGGCTATGCACTGCAAGCCCGTGAAGCCACCCAACTACAGTCAATCCTACAGGATCAACTGTCCCGAATTGGCGACCATCTGTTCAAGGACGGATCGCGTATCATCGGGGGAGGTATAAGTGTTCGTAATTCTTCCTTCTTGATGGTTCCTGTTGGTGTGGGTACTCCTATGGTTGGTGTAACGGACTACTCCACCCTTGTTGGGGGTATTCTTACGCCAATCAACACAGAAAACACAACAGAGGCAACGGTTGTTCATTATATTGCTCCTGATGCTGATACTGATGGCTATTTGATCTTGGTTATTGATTTTGTGTCTGGAACTTCGTTCAACAGTACCCCCTTTAATCTTGTAACGGATTCTTTCACTCTTTCTAATTTGAATATTGCTTCTTTTGAGTCCTATGCTCAAGGAAACTGCAAACTAGTCACCGTTTCAGACGGCATTTTCTATGTGGACGGGTTCTTTGTACGAACAGGTACACAGCAATTCACTCCCTATAATCTGGAAACAGGGTATCGTGATTTAAAGTTCTCGGGATTCACCACACTATCCAAGAAGATTGGGTTTGCTGTTACTCGGGATAATGTTACCGAACAAGAGAACTCTACTCTGCGCGATCCTGCAATTGGATCGTATAATTATAATGCACCAGGAGCGGATCGGTATAAGATTGTTCTTGCACTAGATCAAACAGAACTTTCGGAAACTCCCGATGATTTTGTTGAACTGCTTCGGTTTGAAGACGGACGAGTCACCAAAAAGATTGAACGAATCACCTACGGAGAGATTCAGAAGGCATTGGCTCTTCGTACTTACGATGAATCGGGATCTTATACCGTTCGTCCATTCGATCTTACAGTTAAAGAGTATACTGATTCAAACCTGAATATGTCTGTTGGTGAAGGAAAGGCTTATGTGCTTGGGTATGATGTTGAGAATCAGCATCCCATCAATGTTCCTTTTTCTAAATCTAGATCAGATCAAACTGAAAAAGATAGAATATTTTCGTTTAACACAGGAAACTTTATTGGCGTATGCATGGGTAATACGGCATCTGGATTCGGTGAAACATTTGCAACAAATTTGACAACAATTAGTTCGGGTTCTGCTTTTGTTCGATTCCAAAATGCAAACAATACCGCTACAGTGGCTACTGGCTATGTTCACGGAGCATTTCCTACTCCCGAGAAATCTGGAGTAAACGGATTCACAGGAAACTACTATCGGTTGTACCTTTACGGACTTAGTGGTTCCGTATCGAGCGGCAAGACGGGATTCATTTACAGCAACACTACAGGGCACACAATTGGATCGTTTACTCCTCAAACTGCTACAGGATTTGTTTCTAGCAGCACAGATAGTTCGTCTTTAGTTTATGAACTACAGCCAGGATATGCAGTCGATAGGGTTACTGATCTGTCTGTTCCGTGTAGATTGATGGGTGGACCTAGTAATCCAGTTGTACCATCGCACAACACTACTACTAATACCACCACTTACACTATTACAAAAACACACTTCTCCAATACCATTGCTACTGGTAGTGACAGTGTGTTTAGTTTCCCTGCCAGTACTACGGTTGGTCAGGTATCGTTTGTAAATAGTACATCCACAGCATTCACTCCTAGTGTTAGTGTTGCACCTATTAGTGCTACTTCATCTAGTATATCTTTCAGTGCTTTGAATGTGCCAGCAGGGTTCACTTCAACTAATCTACGAGCAATGGTTCCTGTGGTGTATACTCCCACGATTTCTAATCCTGCAACATATAGAACCAAGACAGCCACATCCACCACCACTACTTTTAGTTCTACCTTGGCGGTTACTGAAGGTGGTCGTAAATATTTTGTTATGCCGTTTGCAGATGTGTATTCAGTGGCTTCGGTTGTGAACAATGCTACGCCAACGGTTGACTATACTGAAGACTTTGAATTGGATGACGGTCAGCGAGAAACTCATTACGAAAAATCAAGACTGTACATCAAGGATAGTGCTGCAACTCAAACCAGATACACAACAGGAACCGCAGTTACTCTGTTGGTAACCTACTCGTATTTTGTTCACGGTGGATTGGCTGCTGCTCCATTTATCGGCAAGCATTCGTATTTTGCTTCTGGTGGTTCTGAGTTCCCGTATGCACAGATTCCGCTGTACACCAATCCGCGTACAGGAAAAACGGTGTCTTTGGCAAACTGCTTGGACTTCCGTCATTCAGGATTGACTTCTGATACTCCAATGATTAAGCCGTATGGTGCCACTGATATTACGGTTCCTACATTTACTACAGTATCATATAACCACTACCTGCCACGCATTGATAAATTGTGCGTTAAGGCTGATCCTGAAGACGGTTCTGCGCTATTCTTCTTTGTTGAAGGTACACCCGATCTATCGCCTTCGGCTCCACCTGATCCTGCTGATGCTCTTGTGCTTGCCACGGTTACAATTCCTGCATACACACACAATGCAAGCGATGTGGTAGTGACTCCTGTAGACACTACTCGATTCACTATGGCAGATATCGGTAAGATTCAAAAACGCATAGATGAAGTTGAAGTGTTTGCTAAACTGTCTCTGTCCGAATCTGAAATAGAAGCACGATCCCTTCGCGGAACATCTGCTGCTGCGGAACCTCTGAAGACTTCTATTTTCTCAGATGAGTTCTACGGACACTCGGTTTCTGATGTTAGCGACTACTCTAATTCATGCTCTATTGATTACGAGCGTGGCGAACTGCGTCCATTCTTTACCACAAATCCGATTAGTCTTCCTGCTGCGGAGACAAACGGAACGGTTATCTCGTCTGATGGATTGGCTACACTAGCATACACAACTACTCCGTATATTGAAAATAAGCAGTACACCAAAACACTCAAAATCAATCCATCCAACACGGTGAATTGGCTTGGGTTTATGAAATTGTCTACTTCAATTGATCCCTTTTACGATACGGGATATCGTCCTTCTGTTAAGACCAATGCGCTATCTGAAAACGACAATTGGATTTCGTCCAATGCAAATAACAAGCGAGGCTTTGGTACACAGTGGAACGAGTGGGAAAGTCTATGGACAGGCATAGATCAGGTTGAAGAAGAGCAAGACGACTTGCAGAAGCGTATTGTTGAACTTCCTCATGTGGCATCCACATCAGCAATTCCATCGGTTAACTCTGGCAGCATTCGAGTTGGTGTTTCTCGTAAGGTGCAGAGCATTGATCAGAAGAACAGCAATTTCATTACTGCTCGTCAACTAAAGAACCGCATCAAACACCGTATTGGTTCGCGTGTAGTTGATCGCAGCGTGGTTCCTTATATTCCACTCAATACTGTTACTGCAACTGTTGACGGCTTGAAGCCTAATTCCACTGGTCTATCCGTGTATTTTGATGGCGAAGTAGTAAAGACAGGTGTTTCTGCGGACACTTACGGATCTTGCAGTGTTTCTTTTGGAATTTCTGCGGGAACTTTCTTGGCAGGACAGCGCACGGTTCGCATTTCTGATTCTGCTGAAACCGCCAATGCCACCATTGCTGCCGAAGCAGTGTACTACTGCACAGGACTGTTGGAGCAAAGGAATTCGGGTTCATACTCTACCCGTCCACCCGAACTTCGCCGTCAGACAGCATCAAGTGAAACAATTGCGAAGGATCCGTTTAATCGGGACATTGATTCGGTTGAAACCAATCATTGGAGTGATCCACTATCACAAACATTCTTGGTGGACAAGAAGACAAATTCTGATGGTATTTTCCTAAGCAGCGCAACACTGTATTTTGCTGCAAAAGATTCCAAACTACCAGTCACCATTCAGATTCGTCCCACGGTTTCGGGATATCCGTCTCCCTCTGTTGTTCTTCCGTTCAGTACTGTGGTGCTGAGTTCAGCCTCGGTGAATGCCAATTCGGCAGCACCAACGGCTACAGAATTCACATTCAGCAGTCCTGTATATTTGGAACCAGGCGAATACTCCATCTGTATTTTGGCAAACAGTGATAAGTACGAGTTGTTTGTTTCGGAAAGCGCAATTAATACGGTGACGAATACCTCCGCTGTTTCAGGTCGAGCAGGTAACAATCAGTTGGTTGGTACACTGTTCACCCCACAAGGAATCGGCGCAGCAGTACAGAATAACAGTACCGATCTCATGTTTACGCTGAATCGGTGTTCGTTCTCGTCACAGGGTACGCTTCTCTATGACGGTGTTACGAACTGCATCAATGCTCAAATTGTTAAGTTCTATGCTCCTGAGATTGTTCCGAATAGTTGCCGTCTAGTTCATTATTTTGATGGTGGTGAATTCCTAAACAACCAATCAATATATTTGAAGGACTCCTTGTTGGCTAGTAATCCAATGTTGCAATATACCTTATATCGAGGAGCAAACAATTCCGTGTCTCCTGTTGTTGATATTGCTGCACTGTATTCTGCAAGCGTAACCATGTACGCTTCCACGGCATCACCAACATCAACATATATTTCGCGTATCGTTGAACTATCAGAATCCACAGCATCAAACGGAATTGCAGTGTTTGTTGACGCAAATATTCCAACAGGATCGGTTATTGCTGTGGAATACAGGTACTGTCTGAACGGAGAAACCGATATATTCTCCAAGGGATGGAATCCGATGACTCAGACGAGTGCAGTATTCACCAGCACTTCGGAGATTGATTTCCGTGAAGCAGCATTCCGTGCGGCTTTATCGTCAGGAGTTCTTACTTCATATCAGATCAAGGTGAAACTAACTTCGAACGCAATCAACTCCACATATTTCAAGACTCCTGCTGCTCGTAACATCCGTACAGTGAGTTTCATTCAATAAATGAGTGGTGTACGGTACATACGAGACAGCAAAACGGGTGCCGTTCTGTTGGCGGACGCACAGACAATTGATGCGTTCAAACAAAAAAAGACTGTGGCGGAAGATATAGAAGTCATGAAATCAGAGATAAATACTCTGAAGCAGCAAGTACGCCACCTCACATCCTTATTGAACCACACACAGCAGAGCGAATAACAAATGGCATCATATACAGGACCAGATGAAAACACCTATCAGATCCCCGAAGTCGCACTTGGGGATACTTTTAATACTTGGCGTGACATCACCAATACTGCCGTCTACAAACTAAACAAACTCAAGTTGTATGAAGGTATTAGTACTGGAAGCATTTCAGTTACAACAAGCACGGGTGGAACTCTTTCTGTTGCTCTGCTTGAAACCATTACAAC